AAGATTTAAACACTCTTTTCTGGACATGCATAACTTTTGCTTGCATGTTTGCATGCTGTCAAGTATGGTTATTGTTGGGTAATTAAAGGAGGTGAGAAAAGTGATTGATATGTCAGAAATCTATGAAACATTGCGAACAAGCACCCTGCGAAGAGTAAGCTATGAGGATGAGGAAATTAGTATCGTAGCATACAAGGTTGGAAAAAACATTAGAATTGATGTAAAGGAGAGAAGAAAAAAATCATGTTAAAATCAAATGTAAAAATCACTTGCAGAGATTATAATGGAAAATCGAAAACAAAAGCTTTTATTGATCTGGAACTGGATGGTACACTGGTAATCAAAGGGCTGACGTTGGTTGAGGGAAAAAATGGGCTTTTCGTGTCATTCCCCAGTACAAAAGGAAAAAAAGGAAAATACTACAATTCAGTATATTCGCTCGATAAAGAATGGACAAAGTTATTGACGGATGAATGTGTGAAAAAGTATAATAACTGCAATAAGACTTCACAGCCGGAAACCTTCGGAGGGTTTCAGTAAATGAATATCTATGATAAAAATGGTTGGCTGGACGTTCCAAAGATCGTCCAGCTTGCTGATAAAAATAAAATTAACTTCATCTTCATAATTGGAGCTAGAAGAACTGGAAAAACTTATGGTATTTTCCAGCACTTCATCAATGATGTTTTTCCCAAAAATGAGAAGATTATTTACATGAGACGTACAAAGGAACAACTGACAAAAGTATTTCTTCCGGAGTTTGACCCCTGGCTGGATCTAAACAAAGATATGAACAGGTTTTTCCATTTTGAAAAACCCAGAGGTGAATACGGGCGTATTAAGATCATGGAGCAAACAGAGGATGAAGAACTTTACCGAGGTGAAGCTTTTTGTCTTACCTCCATGCATAACAACCGTGGATTCTCCGGATCTGATTTCTCTGAGGGTATTTATGATGAATTCATTCCGGAGAAGATCGCTAAGTCAATCAGTGGGGAAGATGATGCTTTTCTGAATGCTGTTGAAACAATTTCAGCAAACAGGGAATTGCAAGGAAAAAAACCATTTCGCTGGTGGCTTGCTTCCAATTCTAACACGCTGGATAATGCAATTGTGCAAGCGTTCGGACTGTTGCCAATCTTAGAGCGAATGAAAAAGAACAAGCAGGAGTTTTCTTTATTAAAGGAAAGAGGAATCATTTTAGTTTTAATCAATGATTCACCTATTTCTGAAAAGAAAAAAGATACAGCCTTGTATCGTGCCTTGTCTGGCGATACGGACTTTGCAAAAATGGCTTTATCAAATGAGTTTGCATATGATGATCTTTCCGCTATCCGATCAGAGGATATCCGCCAATACAAGCTAATTTGTGTGATTGGAAAAGTTGCGGTTTATGAGCACAAATCAAAAGCACACTTGTATGTTTCTGATCATATTTCTGGCACTTGTAAAGATGTTTTTGAAGACAGCCAGCATGGAAAAGATCAGTTTAGATGCTTTTATAGCTGGATTGACAGCTATCGTCTGACCAATAGAATCAGCTACCAGAATATTTCGGTAAAATTCTGTATTGACAATTTGTTCAAATAAGTTTATATTTTAAATAGGTCAACGTAGCTAAATCAACCGCCGGAAGTGGATGCTCAGGGATGATTACCCGTAAGCGTTGACCTATTTTAATTATTGCTTCCGGCAGAAAAGGAGAAAAAATGAAAGTAGATCAGATTTTAGAACTTGGGAAACTTGGATTTTCAAAAAATGAGATCATTGGAATTCTGAACGCTCAGAACATGACTGAGCTTAATCAGATCACAAACCCACAGCGTACAGAACAGATTCAGAATCTGGGGCAGCAGGTTGCAAATAATCCACTTAATCCGACAACACAGACAGGACAGGATGCAACCAATACAGCCCTGCTTACAGCCATCAATACGTTGACTGCTACGTTACAGGCTGGTAACCTGTCAGCATCTGGAAAAGCAGGAACAGAATTACGCACATCTGAGAAGGTGGCAGAAGATCTCATGAAACTCATGAATTAAGGGGGGGAATAAAATGGCAAATATTTTAGATGTGAAAGATGCCTATCCTGTTATCAATGATTTGTATAAGATGGCTACCGGTCGTGAGAACATCAAAGCAGTAGACACAAGTTCTTTTGTAGCTGTTGGTGAGACCTTACTGCGGACAGGTGTAGAACCAACGCTGAAAGCACTCAGTCAGTGGTGTGGGCGTACCTATTTTGAGATGGAAAAATACAGATCCGGAGTGTTCCGCTCCATCATTGAGAATAATGAACGCTGGGGAGCTATCACACGTGAGATCATTTCACTTCCGCTGGATGCAGAAGCATCGCAGGATTGGAATACAGACTTGAACGAAAACCAGCTTGCTGATGGTCAGTCTGTTGACATGTACAAAATCAACGCCCCAAAAGTAGTAGAGTTGAAATTTTATGGAAGCAAGGTGTTACAGAGTCATATTACACGTTTTCGTGACCAGCTGGCACTTGCTTTTTCGAATGAATCAGAATTTCTCATGTTTGTTAGCTCCTACATGACTGCTTACTATAATGACATTGAGAGCCGAAACGAAGCAAAACGCAGAATGACGGTGCTTAACTTCATGGCTGGTATCTCCTCACTTGGAACAAATGAGATTGATCTGGTAAAAGAATACAATACAGCTTACGGAACAGAGCTGACAAGAAAGCAACTGCTAAGCCCGGAGCATCACAGGGATTTCATGGCTTTTGTGGTTGCCAGAATTAAGAAAGATTCAAAGAAGATGCAGGACAGAACTACAAAGTATCATATGAATCTGACTGGAAAAGATATTTTGAGATTCACTCGACCAGAGAATCAGAAATTGCTTATGTACACAGATTTCTGGATTGATTCTGAAACACAGGTATTCCCGACAGTCTTTTCTGATGAGCAGCTTAAAATCGCTGACAAAGAGTTGGTAAACGGCTGGCAGGAGTTCGATAGCCCAGCGATCAATATTACACCGAACATTATTGATGCTGACGGACTTTCAAAAACAGCCACTACAGTGGTAAGTCTTCCTTATGTGCTTGGTCTTTTATATGATTGTAGAGCAATGGGTGTAAATAACCAGTGGATGTATTCCGCAGCTACACCATTCAATGCGGCAGGTGGTTATTACAATGTCTTTGATCACTACCGTTTCAACGCTTGGAACAACTTCACACACAATGCAATTCTGTATGTTCTGGGGGAGGGAGTATAATGATTTTTTTCAACATGCAGGCAGATGAACAAGGCGAGTTTTTTAATTTGAATGGTGATTATGGAGTTCGCAGAATTATATGCACAAGCGCAGGAGAGCAACCTTCAACGTTAGAGCTAAATGGAAACGTAATCGCTTACTTTAACAGGAGTAGCAGTTTAGAATTAAAATTTGATAGTTATTATGGATTTCCGAAATTATCAAATTTTTCAGTTTTTCAGTTTGGTTTGGGGGCCATTTTAGTTGATACAGTGCCCCTTGCACCAATTAATAATGACTATTTTGAAGAGGGGGTATCTACATGATGGATACATTCTTAACCATTTTAGGAAACTACGCATTTCCAATCGTTTGCTGTTGTGCAATGGGATACTTTGTAAAATATATGTACGACCAGACCAACGCACGAATTGATAAACTCAATGAGGAACACAAAGACGAAGTTGACAACTTATCAAATGTGATTAAAAATAATACGCTTGCCATTGAAAAAATGAATTCATTGATTGAACACTTAGGAAAATGAGGTGAAAAAGACATGACGGCAAACGAAATTGTAGTGTATGCTCATAATTTAATTGGTACTCCTTATGTGTGGGGTGGCTCAACACCTGCAGATGGTCTTGACTGTTCCGGATTGCTTTACTGGATTCAGAGGACAGCAGGCTCAGATGTTGGGCGATATAATGCAGCAACTTATGCAGACATGGGTGTAAGAATTCCGGTTGGTCAGCAGAAACCCGGTGATTTCTTATTCTTTGGTTCTCCTGTTACTCACTGTGCTATTTACATTGGAGATGGAAAAATGATTGAAAGCCGGGGTGGTCGTAAAAACACAGCAGATAACCCAGGTACAGGAGTTGTGATCTCTCCGGTAACTCGCCGTCATGATCTTGTCTGCGTATGCAGGGTGTGGACAGAATATAATGAAGCATTAACATATTCGATTGGGGGGGTATATACTACCAAGGTAGATCATTTGCATGTACGCTATAGCGTATGGGGACAGATCAAAGAGTATGCACAGCTGACAAGGGACGGAATGAAACATGCATATTCCGATGGATGTCTAAAGAAAGGAACTTCAGTCACGATAAAAGAAGTCAAAAAGGATGATGACGGAGCAACATGGGTACGGATTCCATCTGGCTGGATCTGTGCCATCACAGCAAAAGGAGATATCTATTTATCATGACAGATATTATTTTATTTCACTTTTCCAAACGAAAAAACAGCACCAAAAGACCAACAGGACAGGGGACAAGAGTCCCCTGCCTTTTAAAATCAAATACAACTTTTCAAAATCCAGTGTTTAAATTAAAACTAACATTGGATAGTGCGTTGCAATACAACTATTTGCAATGGGCTGACCATTATTATTTCATTAACTCAACAGTATCGTTAAATAATGACATGGTTGAGATCTCAGCAAGTGAGGATGTGCTGGCAACATACCGGACAGAGATTGGAAACTATAAATGTTTCATTGAGAGGTCTGCTAAGCAGACTACGCTTGCTAATGACACTATGTACATTCCTACAAATGACTGGGTAAGTCAGTCTACAATAGTTGGACAACCAATAAATACATTTGTTAATGGCTATGCCAGAAACTATGTGCTGCGGACTATTTCAGTAGAGGGAATAAGTACTTATTATGTAACAGGAAGACAATTAGATGATCTAATGGAATTCATATATACATATGGGAATATTCCGGACGTGATAGAATCAGCTATCACAAGATTACTTTTTAACCCATTCCAATACATTGTTGACTTGAAATGGGTGCCGTTTCGGTTAAGCTCTTTCTTGAATATTGGTGATAATATCAAACTTGGCTACTGGGACAGCAATGTAACTGCAGCACTCATTAATGATGCAACATGCACTTTTTCCTATGATTTAAGCCTTGGGAATCCCTTATATGCTAACACTGATTTCAGATTTTACAACCCTGCTTTCTCAAAGTATAGCGTAAAACTTCCATTTGTGGGGGTTATTCCTATAAATCCGACAAAGACCAATAAGGGTCAGCTAAAAGCCACTTATAATTTTGATGCTGTTTCCGGAATGGCTGACGTTTGGCTCACTTCTGGAACAGATGAATACGCTCACTTTCAATGTCAGCTTGCTGTTCCGGTACAGATTGGATATACCACAACAAACATTGGTCAGCTTACGACAAGCTTGTTAGATACAGCCACAAGTGCTGTCACAATGAATCCAATTAAGGCAACAACAAGCATTGTAGATGCATTTCAAAGTGTTACAGCCCCAGAGCCCAACATGATAGGTACGGTTGGCAATATTTCCTCAATCCTCAACAACATGGATGCAAACAGTATCTGCTATGCCTCCATAAGCATAGATCCAGATGGAGCAAGTGAGGGTTATATAGATGGTACTGTCCGCAGTATTTCTGCACTGAGCGGTTTTGTAAAGTGTCGGAATGCATCTATCCAGATTGCAGGGTTTGAGGGAGATCAGGAGCAAGTTAATGCTTATCTTAACAATGGATTTTATTTTGAATAAAGGAGAGATGAAAACATGTGGACACCGGTTAACTTTGACAAGATTAATATATGCACAAATTACTTCCAGCCATCCGGAATTAAAGTAAGCAGCATATATACAGATATTTTTGATCGGATGCTTTACGAGCGTGTATGCTCTGTTCTTGACATCAAATACAATGGAAACATTGATATTGACTATTTCAAATATTGCCTACTTTTTGGAGGTTATATTTGCATCACAAAAACAGATCTTTATGGAATAATCGCACAGTACCCAATGCTGACAGGGTACAATATTTATTTTAAACCTACCACGGCTAGTATACACACGTATGCATGCAATGCTACAATTGAAATAGAGGATATGGAAATCGGAAAAGACTGTTCAGTCATCTATCTCAGACCAACTTTCTGTGGAATCGGAGATATCATTGGATTTTACAGTTATAAATTATCATTGGTAGTATCTGCTTTCGACATGAACGTTTTTAATTCAAAACTTGCATTTCTGATAGCTGCCAAAAACAAATCAGCAGCTCAGACATTGAAAAAAATCTATGACAGCATCCAAGCAGGCAACCCAGTTGAAGCTTTTGACGTATCAATAAAAACAGAAGATAGACAGGGAAGTAAGCAGGATGCATGGGAAAGTTTTAATAAGGATTTGAAGCAGAACTTTATCGCTCCGGAGCTGATTGAAGTATTCGAGAAACTTTTGGATCAGTTCGACACGGAAGTGGGAATTCCGTCTGTTGGGTCTGATAAAAAAGAACGACTGAATGTACTTGAAACAAGCAAGAATGATGCAGAATCTGTGACACGGTTAACTACTTGGCTTGAAACCATGCAAGCAGGAGTTAACATGACAAATAGACTTTATCCAGAGATGGACTTGTCAATCAGGATCAGAAGCTATGAAACTGCGGAGGTGAAAACTTATGGGACTTTATAAGGTAACGATAGCAGGACTTTATGAATGGAATAATACTCTGTTTGACAAGATGGAGTTCCCAGAATCGGCAGACAAGCAGAATTTTATCGACAGCTTGCTTCTGTCCTATGGGGATTGCGAACCATTATACCCGGACTGGAATTTTATGTATGAAAGTGCTATACCTGCATGGAGCCGGAAATGGAAAAGAAGCATTGACAAGGTTTATAATGTGTTAGAAAGAACCAATTATGAACCCATTGAAAACTATGATCGTCATGAAGAGTGGACAGATAACCCAGATATGACAAGGACAAGTCAGAGTTCCGGACAGGATGTAAACAAGGCGGAAGCAGGACAGGGAACCACTACGACCAACTCTGGGGCAGATACAGCTACAAATGAAGTCAGTGCTTTTAACGATGCAAACTATAGCCCGAACGAAAAAACAACTACTGAGTATGGGGGCAGCACAAAAGTGCAAAGTTCCGGCGAAAACAAAAATACGTTTGAATATGGCAAAGGTGAGACAAGCAGAGAAACAGGGCAGAATAAGCACTCTGGGCGTATTCATGGCAATATTGGAGTTACTACATCTCAGCAGATGATCCAGTCAGAGCTTGAGTTACGGAAACAAAGCTTTATTGACTACTGTACTGGACTGTTTGCACAGGACTTGCTTTTATTAACTTATTAAGGAGGAATAAATTATGTTTTTCAGATACCCACATAGTAACTCACAATACATGAACTTAGATTGGCTACTTAAAGTTGGCAAACAGGCTGACAAGGATCATGAGGAATGGACACATATAAAAGACACAGCTCAAACCATGATTGATGATGCAATTCAGAAAAGTCTGGATGATGGAGAGATCGGAAAAGTAGTAAATGATGCCACTACAAAAGTAATCAACGAACAGATTGATCCATTAAAAGAACAGGTTGGAACAAATACAGCTGATATTGCAAAGTTACAAAAAAGAGAAGGACTTTTTGACCATTCCGGGAAAACTATCATCATCGGAGACAGCTACACAGTTGGTTATACTCCGGAAGGTAATATAACTCCCTGGACAACTAACTTTATCAAATACACCGGACTTGAGGACGTCACAATCTCCGCAAATGGGGGGGCTTCTTTCTCAACAGCTGATAATTCATTCCTTATGCTTTTAAATGCTGTACCTGCTTCTAATGAGGTCAAACAGATCCTTGTCGTAGGTGGATTTAATGAATTCAGAAGCTACTCAGAAATTGAAAATGCAATCAATGCTTTTATGGGAGTGGCAGAAGTGAGATTTCCGAATGCAAAAGTATTTTCCGCTATGGTAGCATGGTCAGTAGATCGGACAGATGACCCAACTGCACAGAATAGGCTCAAGACTGCAAAATCCGCTTATAACACCCAGAGAAAGAATTGGCGGTATTTGACAGGGTCAGACTATATTCTCCATGCTGATGGCTTTCTGAGTTCTGATGGCTTTCATCCAAACATAACAGGACAGGAGAGACTTGCAAGCTATCTTGCTAATGCTGTTGAAACAGGGGCTTGCGCCCCGTCATTTTATGAAGTTAAAGCAAACTTTGAAGCTGGTGACTTTACAGCTACTCCGGGGTCGAGTTGGTCATTTGTTAGTTCCTACAATGAGAATACAAGCACCCTTATCTGGGGCAACTATGTTTGCATCCCAAACAGCGGAACACTTACATGTGATGGCACTGAGTACCGATTGGGACGTATTTTTTCAACTTCTTTTATTGGAGACAATAACGGCTACACCTGCTATCCAACGACTGTGATCGTTAAGTCTGGCAGTAACTTTTATCACATCCCCGCACAGCTTAACTTCCGAGGGCGGCATATTTATTTGAGCTTGTATGACATCTCAGACGATAAGCACAACTACCGCACTCTAACAGAGGTTACACAGGTACAAATTCATAGAGGTTCAATTACTATGTAAACAGAGAGATAGCCCAGCATCTGCTGGGCTATCGTTTTTTATATATCTACCAAAAGCTTTCTGAGTAGCTTAATTACACCCCAGTTTGTTGATGCTTTGTAGATTTCAAATCCTTTAAATGGGTGATAGTAAGCTACAGACCAATCTTTAAATCCTGTCAAAGTTATTTCGACATAATCCAAATAGCAAAGATAGTGTACTGAGATATAATACCCCATCTTCGATAATTCACAGATATAGCCTTGCTTTTTCAAGATCACAAATGAGTTGCTTAAAATTC